GAATTAACGCACAGCCTTACTTCTCCGCCGGAGATGTAATCTTCAAAGTCCTGTGAGTCTATATCGTTTCCGTTTATGTCCGTTAATTCAAAAGTGTCACTGCCGTTTTCATTCGCTACAATGTAGTAATTTTGATTGACCTCAGTCGTTCCCTTGACATTGGTAATTCTCACCCTATCACCATCTGAGAGGCCATGCGCCGCTGATGTCGTTACAACTGCTGGATCTGCTGATGATATGTCCGATATGACTATTGGGACATCTAAGGAAAGCCCCGCATCAACGAAAAAGGCGTCTTCCTGCTCATCCGGTAGGGTAACAGGCGTCATATACTCGATATAACGCGTTGTGGCGGTTCCTATCGTTCTTTTAACTATCATCCATACTTGGTCCTCAGCTCCGTTAGGTATGATGGCTATGCTCTCCACAACAGCGTTTCCCCCGCCGAAAGAGCCTCCTAATATCTGTCTTGACCAACCTATGACCTGTTGGTCTATCTGGCGTGTCATAGTGGCAATTTCCCCATCATCTCTAACGCACCATAAAATGTTATCCGGCGATTCCTGATAGTCCATTTGTGTAATGCCTGACTTAGTGATGTGATTCGCTAATAAGGTCATGTCTAACGAAACATACGAATCAGAGGCGTAGTCAAATGAAAGCTCTCTTACTGTTCTTAAATTTCTCTGCATATAATAAACATAATGCCCTATTCTTTGAGGGAGAATTAACGCACTCCCATAAGAGGCTTCGGGTTTAACTTGAACATTCGAGGGCGAGATTGGTTCATTGGCAGTTCCGGAAGAAACAATAAACACTCCTCCCGAAGTCCCTAAAGCTAATACTCGTGAAGAAAGCATCCATTGTATCACATTAACTTTTTGGGAAGCGATGACATATCTAACAGCATCGGAAGCGGTAGCCCCTTCTGCAAAGTTCTCATATTCTCCTATATAAGAACCCCAAAAGGCCTGTGGTTCGTCAATAGAGGCGGCCGTATAAAATCTTTCTTCATAAAAACACGCACAGGAAGGATAACCTCTTTCATCTGACCAAGCGGCCTCAGCCCATACAGCAGTTGCAACAGCACTCGTATCTAAATCGCCCCCATACAAAACATCGGCAGTAACTTCTTCAGCATCTACCCATGTTTTTATCTCCACATAGCCTGCGTTTATTTTCCATATTGAACCTATATGATCTTCTGTAAATATTTCACCTGTTCCGTTAGTATCGAGGGTAATGGCCGCTTCATCATCTGCAGACGCAGTAATCAATATAGTTGGGTCGCTATTGGCGTCCATCAAAGGCGCTCTCAAAGGCTCTACGGTAAAATCTATCTCTGTGCATGCCCAGTTATCGTGAGCTGTGCGGGTAATTTTATAAGGCGGATAATTATTATGAACAACATACATCGTGTCTGCGTCTTGGGCAAATTGAAGCTCAAATAAATCCGCAGTAGCCCAAGGGGTAGTGATGTCAACAACAGTCGCGCTATTCGCCACCGTCGGGAAGGCTGCCGTGCAATTTATTGCATTGGCATCATCCGCAGTTAATATCTCGTCAAGAGTAAAATCCCCTGTCCGATGCTTAATCGTATATACAGTAGAAGATACAACAGCGACGATTATGCAGGTTTCCTCACTTGTTCCGCCGGTTATCACATCACCCACTGACCAGTCCCCAGCTACGGGTTGGGCGTTAATCGTTAAAGTTTCATAAACCATCTGCCCGCCATCTTTGTAAATCCTCATATATTTATTACCAAGTTCTAAAACATAAGCTTGTGAGGTGGAAAATTCAAACGGAATGAGGCGGGTTTTTGCGGTAGAAGTTTTGACTGAACCTACATAATAAGTGCCGGGACGGCCTTTTGCGCCGCCATAAGCCTTTAAGATGATGTTCTCTAAAGTTTCAGCGCCGTTAAAATACTTCGCTATGTCAACCCGGCCTATGAGTTCTTTTGACAGCTCGCCAGCAGTAAAGTTCGATTGAAGCCAATTTGTCCTCGCCATTTAAGCCCTACTCTCTAAAAATTCGTCTTTCCCAGTTTCCTCAACTGCCCCTGACTCCTGAGCATTTATCGCCTTTGCTTTATCTAATTTGTCGTAGTATTCCTTCATCAAAGACTCCGCCACATCCGCCTTTGCTGTTATCGGATAAGCAAGTTCGGCGGCAAGCCTTAACGCGAAACAACTCAAGAAATAAGCGTCGTATTTAGAGGTATCAGTTATTCTGTAAATGTATTTGATATAGATAACATCATTATCAGATAGGATATAACCATCCTCGTTTTCAAAGTCCTCGACGACATTTGAACCATCGGTTACTTCCAGAACCCTTAAACTATCGCTTGGGATGGAATGGGAATAGTCATATTCGTAATAAATGCGGTAGGTATTATCAACAACCCAGTAACTTGCGGCTAAATCTGTTGCAAAAGTGCCTGATGTATGCGCGACAAGACACCTATATCTTTGTGTGGAATGTATAACATAACCACTCACAACATAAGCGGTAGCAGTTACCCAAGCACTCGGTTCTGAATATACAAGGGAGGGGATACATCTTTTTATAGCGAAGTTCCAAGGATGCGCTCTTAATACTTCATCTCTTATCGTTCCATAAATGGCGCTTATCAACCTTGCGTTCTCGGTGTCTTCATCTATCGCGGATATTCTCGTTGCTCCAAGCCTTGCTAAAGCGACATTGGCTATCCCAGTTGAAGCCGCGACGGCCCCTTGAACCGAATCCCAGACACTTCCAATGACACCGACACTTTTCAGAGATTCTTCTGCTTGAGTTGATTTCGTTGTATTGGTCAGGACTACGGTATAAACCTGATCCTTTGTCGTCGGAGTAAATGTGACTTTCCAAGAGTAGCCTCCGACGTAAATCGCGGAACCCGTAGCAAATGAAGAACCAGCTTCGTCATATACCACATAAGTTACCGTATCGCCTGAAGCTGAACCCGAATTAACAATGACTACTGTAGTACTTTGATTATAGACGATATACTGCATTATTCACCTCTTGAAAGTTTTTCACCCAGAGCCAGATATGTAATAATTAGGATTCCGAGCGGATTATGCATGGGAAAATTTACAAACATATTTAAAAGAGCAACTATAATTCCCAGAAAGATTAAGAATGTTATTTCGTTGTTCAAGTAATGAACAAGCTTTCTGAATAGATTAACCAAGTATCCCATAAATATTATAAGTCCGGTGATGCCTAATTCGATAGTCATGTTTATGTATTCGTTGTGATAATGAAGCCATTTCCCTTTAGTCGCGCCTTCCATTGCCGGTATCAGAGGCAGGAACTGTGCCTGACCTAATCCCCAGCCGGTAAAGAGCTTTCTTGGTATAAACTTCGTAACGCAAAACTTCCATATTTCAATTCTGCCATTAAACGATGAGAGGCGATTTAAAGGCTCATTCAGGTATATCCACACTCCTACCCCCAAAAGCACCAAAAGACTTAAAAGAAGCCCCTTTCTGCGCCATTTCCACACTATGTAGAAGATGATTACAACCCCCGCAGGCACTATTCCGCCCAAAGTCTTGGTAACGAAAATCCCCGCTATTATCAAGGGAGTCAGTAATACCCATTTCTTCCTGAAGAATGCCGGAAGGCACAAGGCTAAAAATGCGCCTATTGTCCCGGAATTATCCATGAATCCCATAGGATGACAATAATCCTTAAACACTATGAATGACATTCTCGGTGTCGGGAAAGTCATAAGATACTTGGGCATCTGCTCCCAATCCCTCGGCACTATCCCGAACCAAACACCTCTGTATTGAAGAAAAACCAATACAGCGCTCAAGACCGCGCTTACGCAGATAAAGTCTAAAATCCTGTTAATGTTAAATGCCTTCTCGGAAATGAAGTGGTAAGCAACGGAAAAGAACACTATCGTATGAAGTGTCAAGGTATAAGCCCTGTTCAACCCCACAGGAGTATAGGTGCTCAACATCATATTTATCAAAGACCAGATTACAAAAAGACTAATCCATTTATTTCTAAGGCATAAGGCTATAAAGAAGATTATAGACCACTCGCAGACAATCTCTTTATTAACCCTGAACGGTGAATAACCGGGGATGATCCCAAGTATGCCAATGACCAAAATGACGAATATTCCTATATTGAATTTAATATCTTTCATGCTATAATTTTATTGACAAATCTTTCTATATCTGTTATACTTATAGTGCTTAGGGACAACAGCTTTTTTGTGTCTAAAATAAGGCTCTTAGTATGCGTTAACAACTTAACTGTTGTTTCTAAGCACGCAGAACGGAGCCTTTTTAATCGGAGGATGTTATGTATAAAAAAGGAAATATTCCTTGGAATTATAGCCCATTGAATACTGTAAAGATAAAGTGCGCAACTTGTGGAAAAATATTTAAAACGAAAAGACGGGATAAAAAAACGGTTAAATATTGTTCTCAAAGTTGTTGTGCTAAAAAAAGATTTAGTATTCCTAAAAATAATAATTTTTTTGGAAAAAAACATACTGATGAAACCAAAAAAATAATAGGCAAAGTTAATAAAGGCAACAAATATAGATTTAAAGAAGGAAAATGGCTTAGCGAAGGATATATATATACGATGGCAAAGGGACATCCATTTGCTCGTAAAGGTTATATCCTCGAGCATCGCCTTGTAATGGAGAATTATCTCCGTAAGCACGAACCTAATCACCCTGCCCTTATTGAAATAAAAGGAATAAAATATCTTCGACCTAAATGGATTGTGCATCATGATGGCACAAAATATCCTATGGGTAGTCTTAAAAATAGAGGTGATAACCGTCTTAAAAATCTCAAATTATTCCCCGATCCTTATTCTCACCGTTTATATCATATCAAAATTAAGAAGAATAAGGGATGAGAGGCATCCCACCCCTTATTCAATTCTTCTTAGTTTCTCGAATAATAGAACTCCGCATAATACAAAAACAATTCCCTTGTGCCAGTAGCTACATCATCTCTCCATAACTCAAGAGTGACCATGTCTCCCGCAGCCAAAGAAGCAAAAGTCGTGACTACTGGAAGATTCACCAGCGAAGGTGTGTATGGGTCATCAGGCAATGCTATCGCAACCTGATTATCCGATGTCTGATTCCATTTAATCCCTGTTCTGTTCACATGGACTATGTAATCAACATAGCATGTAGTTGTATCTGCGACCATACCTTCATCCGTAAACACCCTGAATGCCCCACCTGAGGCATAATCAGCAGGGACTCTGAAAGTTACCGCAATTGGACTTCTCCCACCATCGTCCCACACGAGAGCCGTTATCTCACTTGGTGTTACTTCAAGACCGGGCCTTGTGCTTTCCGACAATGGAGTTACTGTCGTGTCGGACACTAAAAGGAAATCTCTAAGTAGAAACTCTACTTTCCCCTCAGCCCCGATGGTCAGCGTACTTCCGTCAGTGCTTACTGTATTTGGAGGAAAATCAAGAGTAACTACCTCCCCTACATATGTCCCATTCTCATTAACTGCCACCGCACCAAATGCAGTAGAAGCCAAGAGCATGAGACCCATTAAAGCTAAAAATACTTTTCTCATGTCTCCTCCTTATTCTATAACGTAAATGACAGTTAATTTGACAATCTTGCCCGATGTTATAGTTCCAGCGTGAACCTTAACGATTACCTGATTGTCAGCTGCTGTTTCGCTCATATCAATCTCATAATGTTTTCCACCAATATGAGCAGCCTCCATATGAACGATTATCGCACCTGAGCAATCCACCGCTGAAATATACCTATCGTCATCCTCTGCGTCTCCTACATCCAAAGTTACCCCTGCACCCAAGTCATTCGTCTGCAAGATAACATCTATAATTCTGGCGCCGGTAGGAAGATTCTCGCCCATGTAAATAAGGCTATCTACCACTTCCGTGCCGTCAGCCGTACGATCATCCTGCATTGCCCTGAGTTTCCCCTTCATCTGCCCGGGGGCAAGGATATTTTCTGGAGTAGGGTCAAGCACCTTTGTTGCATTTGTTCCGTAAACTGTTACAGCCATAATCCCCCTCCTTTTTATTCAATCACATACAGAATAGCTACATACAATGTAGCTGCTGTTCCTACTGCCCCTGCATTCGTAAAGATGATTTGGTCATCATTAACCGCAGTTCCAACGACATACTGCTTACCGTTAATATGCTGCGGGACATCAGCAGTGTCTAAAAGTGAGCTACCCGTAAGAAACTCATCATCATTGTAAAGAGTTCCAAGCTTAAAGGTAAGCGAAGTTTGAGCAGCTGTGACAGCCAATACTATCTGAAGAATCTTTGCCCCTGCAGGCAACTTTCCCCCAAGATACAGAATATCACCGAAAGCCCCTGTATCCATGCCGACCATGGCATAAGTATCAAGGTTGACCCTGACCTTTCCTCCGAATGTCCCCGGCGGAAGGATATTATCTGCATAAGGGTCTAATGCTTTTGTAGCGTTTGTACCATAAAGATTAGCCATTTAACCCTCCTTTATTCTTTGCAGAGTATTGCTACGCATTTCGCTTCTTCCATCCTCGTAGAACCGATACCCATTTTGGCATAGACTTGTGTTGCGTAAGATTTGTCAGACCTTTCGTCTATACGGGTTTGGACTTCATCCGCAAGCGCGAGAAGCATGCCTGACTTCACATAAGCCATACATCTCCTGCTCGTGCCGGATAAATCAAGTCTTTGTGTCCGGATGAATCTAAATCCAAGGAAAGTTTCAAGTTTTCCTGCGACCAATGCCCTTACAGAATTGTAATCGGCATCTTTAACCTCTGTGGTATTCAAGAGGTCTGTTACCTGCCCTGCTGTTACAATTACATATCTCTCTTCGTTAGGGTCACAGTCCGCGGCGTCAAGAAGCTCTTTCGCTTCTAACAACTTCGCAAGTGACATACCTGCGGCGCTTTCCGCGATTATGTTGGCAGGTGTAAACTCTGCCGTGCCTGTACCGGCTTTACCAGTAGCAGCATCAGCATAGAACGCATCGATAATCGCATCGTCCATTGACCTGCCTAATGCCCATGCCGCATTAGTGGCATACATGCTTTGCGGGTCGATAAGCATTTTAAGCTTATCCTGTTTGTCTATGAGATCCGCCCATTCATAGTCATACATCGTAACCCTTCTTCTCCTATGGTCTGACTTCACCAAGGGAGTATCGGAATTACGAGTGGTCTTTCTCTGTGCCGCTGTCGCTGCGAGCTGGTCGAAATACGCCTCTTCGCCAACCACACCCGACTCTATCCTTACAGCATTTCTAAGCTGCGAACCCTTTTGCTGAACTAAAGCGTCGAGGTTCGACCCGAATTGCTTTACGAACGCAGTTGTAATGTTAGCCATTTAATCCTCCATGTTTAAGTTAATTACCAACATCCTTCTTAGTTATCAGCTATGCTGGCTTTAAAGGATTAAACTTGGGCCTCTTAGAGGTTATCCACTACAATACTTTCGTATCAGGGGGCTATTCTGCCTTTTCCGGATACGCAAGCGCGTGTAAATCAGCCATCTTCTGAACCATTAAAGCGTGTTCAGGATGCTGCTTATCAGCGTGATATGGGTTTTTCATATCGCCTTGAATCTGTGCTATCTCTTTCTTAGCTTCATCGGGTGTCTTTGTGAAACTCGCGGAAGGTATCCCTTTAAGCGCGTCTTCTGAAAGCTTTGAGCCTACAAACGACAGAAACTTAATCATCTGCGGTTCTTGGTGTAAGCCTTCGGCAATAAGCCAGTTCCTAAACTCATCGTTTCCATAAGTATTTACAATCTTATCGCCTTGCGCCTTCTTCTCATCGAAAGACTTTCCCCATTCCTTGCGGAGTTCTGTTTCAGCTGCAAATCGTCCTTTCTCATTATCTTCACCAAACTTGCTGAACTTCGCAAATTCGCCTCCCATAAAATGCTCAAATAAGCCATTTATCTGATGAGGCAGAAGTCCTAAATCATGTGCTTTGGTTAGTAAGCCTTTAACCTCTTCGGCATCAACTTCCGGATAGCCGTCAGGTCGTTTAAGTTCAGGGAGTTTATATCCATCAGAGTTCTCTGGCCTGCCTAATCGTGAGTAAATAGTTGCCCATTCTTCCGGTGTAGCTTTGGACATATCCTTTGGAAGAGGGAGTTTATCCATGCCTACAAGCTTTTGTATCTCAACATACGACTTTGCTAAATCCCCGGCATTAGTAAACTTCTCTAATGATGGGTTATTTCTCATGCCTTCATCTATGCCTTGTTTCCAATCTCCACTCTTTGATGCGGCAAGTTCTCCTTCTAATCGTGTAAATCCCTGCTCATGTGTTTCGCCTTCATTTAGAGCAAATCCCTTATTATTGAAAGGGAACTCCCGTCTTGCATGGGCTAAAGTTACCCTTCTCAGGGCTTTAGTTATCCACATATTCAACCTCCATATTTGCGGCGCTGGTATCTACCATACGCTCGGTTTAGCCCAGAACCTCTTTTGGGCAATTTAGAACTTCCATACTTTGCCTTATGTCTTTTTCTTCGTTGCGCGTTTGTTCTCGGTTTACCCATTCTTCTCTGGCCGTCTTGCATTATTTCTTTCTCCCATACTTTGAGTACAAGTAACCTTTGTAGGCTCGCTCGGCAGAGGCCCTTGACTTATAACGAGCTTTTCCACTTCCAATATGCCAATATTTACCTCGTTTCAGAACCGGCATCCTTATCCTCCTTGATAGTGGATAAATCACTCATACTCTCAATATCTAATACCACGCTTCGTGTCCCCTCATTGAAAGCCATCTGCAAGCCTGTAAGGTCGGAATATAAGGTTGTGTCATTATAAAAGCATCTCTTCTTTAAGTCTGCTAATACTTTCTTACCGTCATCGGTCTCGAAGCACTTTTTATACGAGGTTTTTAGGGCTTTTAACTGATTCAGTTCGTCGGACATTTTTTCCTCCAAAGCATCCATTTTTACGAGGCGGAAACTTGCCTCTTACTCCGTGTCTTGTTTTTGAAGCGGGCTTCATCATCATTTCGCCTCCGGTTCTGCGTTCTTCTTAGCTTGTGAGGCGTCCTTCATAGCTCCAGCACCTGTCTTCGCCGCTTCAAGTTCCGCCTGCATTTGCTGCATCTCTTCCCTGCCTTCTCTTATTTCTTTAATCGTATTGTCATCATTTATAAAATCAGGCGATAAGTTGTAAAGGTCGGCTATTTGGTCAACCACTTTATCACCGTTTATTTTGTCTAAAACATACGGGAGCATCCCTGCTATATTGCCTATCACTGTCATAGCGTTATTGATTGACTTCATCTCCTCAAATCTCTGCGCCCTTGCTAAAGGTGAGGTGTATTCAACGACATAATCTTTACCAGCTATTGACTCCGGTGGCGGAGGAATATGCCCGCCTCTTATGAGTATATTAAGTGTTCGCGTGATTATTGGGTCTAACAATTCACTCATCAACCTGCCTAAAGTGGGAGCTAAGATTAACATCTTCTCTTCAACTCTCTGCATAACCTCGGTAGCGGTCATTCTCTCTTTTTGGGCGAGTAGTAAGAATAGGTCAACAAAGAAGTTCTGCTTAATGATAGTCCTTCGCCTATCCTCCATCTCAAGGCCTACGGGGATGTCCACGCCTGTGATTATAGGCGTGATGTTATCCTTCGGGTCCTTCGATGTCCTGTAATTAACGGCCCTCGGTTTCCACTTTATCGGAAGCATATATCCGCCATGAGGAACTGAAAGCGGAGGGTCTATCTTAATCTGCGCGGCTCTTATTATCGTTTCATCCATCTTATTTAACTGAAGAATGTCTGGAAGGCTCACCATCCCCGGACTTGAGCCATAAGGATCGTCATTGTGCTTATTAAATCTCGGCACGAAGAAAGGAAACTCTAAATATCCACCCTCTGAAATTAACTGTTTCTTCTCCCTCTCCACATAGTAAGAAGCGTAAGGCATATTCTGCGCATCATCTGTGCCTGCTGTCCTTTCATATCGGGGTGTAACACATTGGATAAACTCTATCTTCTTCTGCTCGTTCTTATTGTCTAACGCTTTCTTAACCGCCTCGCCTGCTTTATCGCCCCATTTTAACTGCGCCTGCCTTGCGGTGAGCTTAAATCTGCGATAAACTGTGATAACCCTTCCCCTGTCGTCCTCTTCTATGAATATGTCCCCTATCGGCCATGAGAAGAAACGCACTATATCAGTGGGGTCTTCTTCTTCGTATAATCCACTCGTCCCGAATATACTTAAATCAAGATAGGTTTCATGTATCATCTGGGCGAAATTGGAAGAGTTTAACACATCATATATCTTATCTTCGGCCTCTTTAAGCCACATCTTGACACTCTGGTCATCCATGAACTTGCGGTCTTGCGTCTTTAATACAAACCACTTGGATGCCGGATTAGTTAAATATGAATGAAGCCCTGCGGCTAAGACTAAAGAAGATTGGATTGCTGTGGAGTCATAGACATCAAAGGCGTATTTCTCGCCTGCATGCCTTTCTTTCGTGATGTAAGCTTTCCTCGGAATACAGTACTTAGCAAGCTTCTGCCATAAAGAGTGATAGTTACTTCTGTCCGAGTCTAACTTGTCAAAGTTCTTAATAATCGCTTCGGCTGATATTTTTTCCGGCATATTCACTCCTTACAAGTTTTTAATAAAATGGCTCTCAAGTAGTTTAAATCCCTCTCTCTGATAAAAATCACTCATCTTGCTATATTGAAGATTGCCTAAACATACCATTAAGATTTGTGTCACTCCCCATTCTTTGCACTTCTTCTCAAGCTCCCTTAAAAGCTTAATCCCGTATTTGCGGTATTCTTTGGATATGAACCAAATTAGTTCCTCAAATACCTTATCCGTAGAAACCATCCCAGAGGTGATACATCCGCCGAGGCAACCTATTACTTTGCCATCCTTCTCCATGATTAAGCTATGTTCAATGTTTGAACGCATGACATAACGAGCCTTGTTTTCATCACAGAAAAGTCCATATTCGTCCAAGCCCTCTTTGGTGAACTCTTTAATAAGTGCAAGCCCATTCTCAATATCACTCTGTCTGGCCATGCGGATGGTTATCATTTCTTAATACCTCTTCCATAGCGGTATATTTTTGTCTCCATTTTGAATAACCAAGATTTAAGGGGCTATAATGATTAACAGATATAAAATTTTCCCAACCATATAATTTGAGATAACAAGCAAATTCATTCATAAATCACTCCCCGAGTAAAGTTTTTTTAGCTCCCGGCGCTTCAGTCTCAAGTCCACGCGGCCCGGTCAATATAGTCTTGGTAATCCTGCTACGCCTCTTACGAACCTCTTCCCTTGCGATAGCTTCAGGGTCTTTCCTTGTAGGCGCCGAAGGTAAAGGTTGCAATTTAGTTTTAGATGATTTGAACCATGACATAAGATCCTCCTTAGACTTCCGTTTCCCTCGGTAAATTTGGATTAAGTTTCTGCCTGAAAACCTTGTCTATATAATACATAGCCATCATTAAAGCGTCAGCCCTGTCCGGCGATTTCACTCCGTCTTTCTTCATCTCGTCTTTAGAAACAATACATTTCTTGCCGTTAGACTTAAACTTATACCTGAGAGACATCAGTTGTTCTTGGAGCGGCCTATCAGCCATAAGCTTGATATACTGCTTAATGAATATATCTTTAAGCTTAAAAAATCCCTCGGAGCGCTTGTCCGCATACAGTACATTATCAGGCCTTTCATTGCCAATAAAAGCCTCTACCGGCTCTCTAAGCTCTCTTAATCTATCAGTTACCCCTCCGCCCATTCCGACATCATCTATCACAACAATGTCCGGCTGCAAAGTCCGTTTCAAATCCAAGATTTTACCGCACACCTGCATTAAGTCCTTATTCTTCCAACTCTCCTGAAGTATCTGCTCCCAAGCAAAGATGTTCTTTGATTTAATAGCGGTGAATACTGTTTCATCCTCGCCAAACCTCGCCACATCCACAGCTAAAATAATCCTCTGCGTTCCCTCATCAAGAAACTGTCGCTTAGGGGCTTCGTAAATGTCATCAGTAGAGAGTAATACATCATCGCCCTTTTTAAGCGGCTGTCCTAACCATATATGATTATAGTCGTCTTCACATAAGCTCTTGCGCGCTTCAGCTTCAGCAATCATAGCTTCAGGGCAGAAAGGATTGTCTATATAATCAATGTGAATATGAAGGCAATCAGGGCGCCCGGCGAAAGTGGTATAAACTGGGTCATTTTCTACTTTTCTATTCATTGTCCAGATAATTTTTGAGTTGTTCTTTCTTATGGTAGGGATAATGACATCTAATGTTTGCTTAGTAATAGCCTGCGACTCATCTACCCAAAGTATATCAACGCCTTCCAAACCTTGGATGTTCATCGCGCCTTGTTCTCTGAAGCCTCTAAAGCGTATGGCTGAACCTGTACTCTTATGGTCTATCTTTGTGGCGGCGATATTAAAGTTAAGATGATTAGTTTTAATCAAATCAGCGAATATCGTATAGACTGACTCTTCGATCGAATTCTGCGTCTCCCGGCCGCACACTACACGCAGTTTCTTCTGCTCGCATAGGTAAGTTATAAGCCTTGTGATGG